CCCATTATTAACGGGAATGACTCTCGATAACATCCTTTCTGGTTTCACAACATCAATAATCACTTGTACGGAACAACTTAGTCCGTTGACGGGTGTTTGTTGTCCATCGGAAGCCCGGTTATCCAATTTACCATGGGTTTATTTGATAAATCATGGGGGTGGTGATGATAATTGTGATTATTTTGTTCAACGAAGACCCGAAAAAGGGATGATGTTGGATTATGTTTTCAATAGGAACGGTCTTCCGTGGAGTGATGGTAATGTGTTCTTTTATTCTGGGGCAAGAGACGAATATGATGAAGAAAATTATGCTGATAATAATTTATCCTTCTCATTCACAGACGATGGAAGAATAAGTTGGCAATCAATTCGATATTCAGGGTATTGTGATACTGTCTCAGGGTACACACCAATATATTATGTGGATTCGGGGCATACTGAACCATTATGTGTGAGTGGAACCACTAATGATTTCAACGTTACAATATCGTTTGAAAGATATTACCCATATTCAGGATGTTCATTGGCTAATGAAGGTGGTTGGAATGATCAGGTGGTTGATAACTCTAATATAACTGCGAACGTGTATACTCCAGATCTAATAGAAGAGTTGAATAATCATTGGCGAAGAGAAAGATGGAAGAGGTTAGGTACACTTAAAATCTACCTCAACGGTAGACCTGTGTATAAATTGGAAGATTGGGAAGAACACATTCCATCGGAGAGAGGGTTTCAACCATTTGCCCATGCTCAAGGTGGTGGTGTAACTGGATGTGAAGGTATTCATGAAGGAATTTGTGAATTCGAAATAAAATATGCCGGTTATCTTGAGGATGTGATGAATTTTCCTGATCTTCGAGAACGATATTTAACATTAACCGAACCAAGATTTGATATTACAGAATGTAATGACCCATGTGTGCCTGTTTTAACTCAGGAGGGTTGGGATGCTAGTCCAATTGCATTTCTTGTGGAGTTTGACGGAGAGACACAGTTCGATTTCAAGTTCAAAGCCCCGTCTGGATCCACTTTAGAGATTTACGAGGGTTTTGGGTCAATGACACCGGTGTCAGGTCAAGATGACACGACTGTAACCCACACCACTTCATATGTTACGCCAGGAACGTATCGATTCTATGTGGGGGGTGATTTTACGGATATTACAATGATCTCATTATTTCAAATGTCGATGGTTAGTGGGGATGTTAGTAGATGGGATGAAATAGTGGATTTAGATGTAGTTCAGCTACAGTTAGCCACGGGTATGTATGGTAATCTTGATGCTCTTTTTTCTAATAATAATTTAACACTATTAAACGTCACAAACAATATAATGACGGGTGATGTTTCTTTATTGGAAAACAGTACAGTTAATATTATCCTTGCCTTTGCTCCATTTACAGGTGATATTTCAACATTATCTGGGTCGTTAGTTTCGAATATCGCATTTATAGACACCCTAACAACATTTGACAATATAGTAAGTTGGAATCTTCCGAGCACTTTTTATGGATATGATAATAATTGGACTTCTACTATGGTGGATAATGCTTTGATATCATTTGCTACTGGGGGGACGGCTGGAAGAACCATCAGCATTGGAGGAACCAACGCCAGTAGAACCACAGCATCTGATGCCGCCATGTCAACATTACTCTCATCTGGAAACACGGTGACGGTGAATTTCGATAGCCCAGTTGAGTTAACAGTTGATTATGATGGTATTACTCAATTTGATTTTAAGTTCAGTCTACCCTCTGATAAGTTCGTGGAGATTCATGATGGAGATGGAACCAGTACGATAATTCAAGGGCAGGATGATGTTGAAATCACCCATACGACAGCTTATTCTGTTGCGGCTACCGGACATACGTTTTATGTAGATGGGGCGGTGACGGATTTAACCTTAATTAATATAAATTATCAATCATTTGTCAGTGGTGATGTATCAAGATGGAGTGAATTGACCTTATTGACTAAATTATCGTGTGGTTTAACATCTGTTAGTGGTGATGTGTCAGGATGGTCAGGTTTAACTTCGTTGACTGATTTATATGCTTGGACAACATCTATTTCTGGTGATATATCTGGGTGGGCGGCATTAACTTCGTTGACATATCTACTTTGTGGTGTGTCGCCTCTTTCGGGTGATATATCTGGGTGGAGCGCATTAACCTTAATAGAAAATTTACAATGTGCAAATACGTTTGTTTCAGGTGACATATCTGGATGGAGTGGGTTAACCTCATTAACTAGATTGAATTTTCATGACACATTAGTTTCGGGTGACATATCTACGTTTAATACGGCAACCTTTTTACTTTTTGTTTTTCATAACACATCTGTTACATTTGATTCGGCGCCAACATTTTCATTATCCAACGGTGGTATAATTAATATGTACAGTATTAATAACGGTGGTGCCACATCTACTATGGTAGATAATATGATCATATCATTTGCTGGTAGTGGGGTTTCCGGTGCTTCTATAAACGTCGCAGGCACCAACGCTTCTCGTACCACGGCATCTGATGCAGCGTATGACACTCTGATATTAAGTGGAAATACTGTCACAGTAAACTCATAAATGAAATATTTATAACATATGAACTTTTTTATTAGACAAGGAGCCTCAGACCCGATATTAAAACTAAGATTAGTTGATGACGCGAAAAACGATATTTCAGCGTTCAATGATTTATTGGAAAATTCCAATATAACATTCGAAATGTGGGATGTTGAGACTGAGATGTATTCAATCTTAAATTCGTCATGTGAATTAGTTTTGAGGGATAAGAAATACAATCAAACGACGGATGAATATTACATCACTCATCGTTTTACTGAAGCTCAAACAGCGAAAAAGGGTCGTTTTGAAGGTAAAGTAACCATTCAATTCTTAGATACGGATTTAGCCCCGACCTACAAACTAATAATGCCGATACGAGAAAAACTCTACATCAACATTATTTAATCCGGACTAGCGTGTAATGCATAATCATGTCCACTTGAAGTTATAATTTCCTCGTCCTTAACCTTAACGGGGGACGTGTGATCCTCGACCAATTTCCTATTAAGATCAACCCAGTATGGATCTGCGTACTTGAGACTATCTTCAAGATACATATAATATGGATCTCTTCCGACACGATTCCAAAATACGACCTCCATATCGGATAACGTCATCACCTCTTCAAAATTATCCTGACCTTCGGGTTTTAGTGGGTTTCCATTATCGAGTTCACATTGTAATGCTGTAAAATATCCTCTTTCCGCTGGATCCTTAACTAAAATGGTATCACGAATCTCAGGTTTGAAAACGACCAATAACGGTGCAACGTGTTTGTTGAATTTACTCATGTACAACGGTACATTATATTCTCCCGTCTTATTTGGTTCGTTAAAGATGTCTGCTTCGGGAATCTGATAACAATTTATTTCAATCGTGGTTTCCTTTGGTCTGTCTGGATATTTACCATTATTCACTTCATATTCATGGAGTTCTTTTCTCGTCCATTTGTCAAGAAACGTGGTTATCTTTTTAACATCCCCAGCACTTTTGTTTCTCCCATTATTAACGTAATAGATGGTTTCGCCCAGACTTGCCTGGTAATCATTCTGTAAAATGAGTTCCATGTGAGCCTGTCTGGCCATGAGGTTTCCAGCCTTGGTTCTCTTTTTAATGTATTTCTTATAATCGGAAACACTTTGTTTCACCCGGGCTTTGTTGGCGATTTTGGCTAAGGGAATTTCTTGATTATATATCATAGTGGCGTATTCATAATATAGTTCAATAAACGCCTGTCCATTACCATTCAATAAGTGTTCGAATCCAACATCTAGGAATTCGACAACGTATTGTGCTAATTTCTTAGATTTTACGGTGTTACCTGTTAATTTAATCTTTTCTTTTCCTTTCTTTATCAATTTAATGATGTAATTCTTTCTTGAGAGGTTAATACAAGCGGGGGCCATGTAGTCAATATCCAAGCCCATTTCATTTCTCATGAAAATGTCATTGAATTCTGCCGTATCGGCTTCAACTCCCGTATATTCCTTACCTTTTTCAACCAATTCATTTAACCCTTTACCGATATACTTCCGATCTTTCACATCTTCGGGGATTGAGAAGTTTACGCCGTCTGTATCCATAACCAAAGGTTTGTATCCCCTTGGTTGGAAGAACATAATCATCATCCTCAGACTTTGTCTCCCGACACAGGTAATCATCTCCCCTTTGTCCATATCTCCCCAATTGAAAACCATGGGTGCTGATAATGAACCGAAATATGCGTTAATAAAGATTTTAAGAGGTAATTGTTTCCTATCAAACTTCTCGGATAAGATCGGGTCGCTACTTGCGTATTGGGATGTTAATTTCTTATATTTAATACGGATGTCTCGGAAATACTTTAACATTGATTTCTGAACACCCATTACATCACATTCGGGAAACACATCGTAAACCAACTGAATTGATGGATAAAGTGACGAGTAGTCAAATTTAACGATATCCTTGGCATACCCAACGTTTAACAATCGTGATAATCCACCAACAAATTTTCGTCTTTCAGCCTTTTCTGGTATGGCTAATTCGTTTTCATATGACCACGCTAACATAATGAGTTTCCATAGGGTTGCAGTACCCATCGTGGCGATTCTCTCATATGTGGTTGGAACTAATTTTGACAATAGAAATGTTGATTGACTGAATGAATCGTCCACGACCATTGTTTCATAAAGGTCATCGTCGAGATACTGTTCAACAATCTTTCTTCCCGTCCAAATCTCATATTTCCCTGGATATTTTTCCAAAAGACCCTCAGTGCCTGGATCTCCAATTTTTTTGTAGTTACCCGTCTTTGGGTTTACATAATAACTTTCATTTTCCAAGTAAATTGTAGAAATTTTTGCACCATCTACATAAACTCGATTAGGTTTCTCTTTTTCTATGAATTTGGTGATGTATTTCAATCCCCATGATTTGATTTCTGAGTTAATCGCCTGAGCTCGTCGTACTGAGTGGGAGATATCAATGATATTAAACCCGAAAAGAACAAATTGATTGAATGGTTCGATTTCATTTGCGAGTTTAAGAACTCCTTTCTTTATTTTAAGTCCGTCAAGGGATAGAATTTGTGTGAATGATTTTACATCAACCCCAACTTTCTCCGCTCGTGTCATTATAAATGGGAAGTCAAACGATGCTGAGTTATAACCACTAATAATTGTTGGTAGAAGTTCTCTAAATGACGTGAGAAACTCTTCGATACATTTTTTCTCACCATTTTCACCGAAAGCAGGGATCAGTTTTCGATACCCCCTGTTGTCTTTTATTCCTATCAGGATTATTTTATCCGTTTCGGGATCCAGTCCTGTGGTCTCGATGTCAAACCCTAATCTATATACGTCGTCATAATCTTCAATACCTTTAAAAAGACGTTTCTTCTTTTGTACTAGATATTGTTCGACGGGAGATAAAACTTGAAAATATCCTTTGGCCTTTTCACCCCATGGGTCAAGGCCACCTTGTTTAAAGAAGGTAATGAGGTTGGTATAACTCTTCATACTCTGTACCATGTACTTCAGACCATTTTCAAGTCTTTCATTTCCATGGGTTTTTAATGGTGTGATGAGGATTCCATGTTCACCCATCTTCTTTTTCTGAAGAGATTTGCTGTCTTGGTAAAAATTAAGACCCGTCAGATCACCCACCCATAAAAACGGGGTAAACGAATCCTGTTTTACCATTTTACCTTTTTCAGGATCTTGGATAATCTTGTAAATTGTGTTTGATTTGTAATCGTATTCGATTCCTACGATATACTTTTCGGGATCTGTCCCGTGTAGAAAGTCCTCAATGACTTCCTGGGAAATTACTTCTGGCATTGTTTAAATATTTTACGGTGACACATTAATTTATAACCGAACTATTCGGATATAATTTGTCTTCTTTCGATAAAATATAAACAATAAAATTGAAAAAAAGAAATTTACGATAAATCTAAAGTACACCTTGCTGGCCTAATAACCATTTTAGGTGTTTGAACATCATCATTTTCATAGTTGCTCATCCCAAAATCAATATAAACAATAGATCTAACATCAATAGTCCAATTTTCTACCACAACACCTGTCGGATCTAACGTGGATATGTCAAAAGTAAAGAGGGGTAGACCAACTTTCTGTGACTTTTTTAGTTCCTCAACCATTGTGGTTAATTTAAACAATGATTCAGAGGTCGACGGTTTAATCGGATCTATAAAGGTTATCTCCATAACATCCCATTTTCCTTTCCCTTTAATGGAAAACGTATATCGGGGGCGTGTAACCGATCTCACATACCATGGTTCAATACCAAAATTTTTAGGAAATGAAACAAGAAAACGATTCTGTCGTTTTGGTTCGTACACTGGTTGATTAAATGGCATATTTTCTAACGTTTTATATAAAAGTATGAAAATAAAAAAGGAATGTAAAGTTTAAATCACGTTATATGGACTTTGCATCGGACGGTATTTGAGTGCTCTGTTTAAGTTTTCAGCCTCATCTGCCTTTCTCAACATTAACTTGTCAGGACGCAACCTTTCAAGCCTTTGCATTAGTTCTTCAACAATTTTAAGTTTCTCGTCTTTAGCTTCGGTAAGTAGACTTTGGTAATCTAATTTCACCTCACTGTCAGGAACTTTTAAATCACCTGAGAATTTACCCCAAACCCTTGCAAGTCCTTCTTTACTATACGCAATTAAACACTTTCTTGCCCAGTTCTGTGCGGGTTTATTCATATTACCCCAAACGAGTTCTTCGGTTTCCACGTCGGACGGTAATTTAATGATGTCTTTATTTTTTGCAAGACAATCATCCCTATCCATTGTATCGTAATACCAATACCAAACAGCCCAGTTATTCCGAGCAACAGACCCAAAGTCGAATCTACCACCTGGCGTATTATAAAGGTGTATCAATTTTGTTCCATCGGGACCCGCGGTGATTCTATATGTTAACTCTCCACCAATTAATCGGTTTTTGATGTTTCTGTCCTGCATCCTTAATAATAGGTCGTATGCTGGTAATAAGAAATATGACCCAGACGCTCCAACCTGAGCGAATCCACCGACACCGCCGAAACCAACGCCACCAAGTCCTCCGAATCCTCCAAGGAATGGGTCGATGATTGAGTCGGTGAGTTCCGCTCTGGTAAACCATAGTAGTTCATTAATTTCACGGCCAGCGGGGATAACATATGTTTGTTGACCCGCGACGATGTTGAAGGAATCTTTTTTCAATTCCTCATTACCTCCAGCTTGTAACCCAACGATTTTTGAATAGGAGTGTGAATATTGGGTTTCCCAATCGAGACTTCTCGTTGTAAATGCTCTTGTTAGAGATTGAGTGTCAACGTCAAGTCCTGCCAATGCTGACCATTGTGATTCAATTAACCAATCACTAACATATTGTTCGTATTCTGATATCGCAAGTTCTAAGAAAGTATCCATCTGTTCCTCTTCTAATTCAACACCACGAACTGGTGCTCCTAATAAGTGGAGTACTTGAGTAAAGAGCTTTTCTCTATCTTCTGCGTTGATTACTGTTGTAGCCATATTTACTTTTATTGATAAATAGTTTAGTTTTACAATATGACGGGGGAAATTAACACCAAACTTGAGGAAATTGTTCGAAAATGCGCTAAAAACGATATTAAAGTTGTTTTTACACAATATGGTAACCAAATGAACTGTATTGAGGAAACCATCGAAATGGGTGTCAGAGTCGTCCAAATTCAAATAGGAAACAAAGATGCTGAAGATCTACCCGATATCCTGTCAAAATTCTTGAAAGGAATTATAGAATAGCTTTTAATACGGCTTTACTAAACCCTTCCGAATATTCACCATCACCCATCACTTGATCAATTACATCTTTCTTAACTTGTAATATATTATATACAATTTGTTCAATTGTATTTTCAAATACTGGGTAATAAACTAAAACGTTGTTTTTCTGACCATGACGATATGCTCGATCTTCTGCCTGACTATGATGTGACGGCACAAATGAAAGGTCATTCATTATCACACCTTCAGCTGCGGTCAAATTGATTCCGATTCCGCCAGCAATAATTTGGGCGTTGAATATCTTTATCTTTGGATCGGTTTGGAATCTATCAATACTTACCTGTCTTTTTGCCTGTGTCATTCTACCGTCCAGAGTTACCGAATTCTTTGGGTATTTTTCACCAATCATATCAATGGGCATTGAGAAATTATTGAATACAATAACCTTTTTACCCTGTTCAATAAATTTGTCGATCAATTCACAAGTATATGGTACTTTCTCAT